GTTGTGCATCACTGCCACACCACCTATGCTGAGTGCATCAAAGATGCCTTCGGTCACAATCACATGCTGCCAATCTGAGTGCTGTAAGTCTACACCAAACACATAACCGGGTTGACTGTCGCTGATGAACTTGGGTTGCCGGTCATCTAAAAATCTACAGGTATATCCCACAATTTTGTTGTCGTGAGTAAAGGGAATAACCACATGCAATCTTGTCCAATGAATACCATCATTTTGTATCTGCACCATGACAGGAAAGTCTTCTGGTACATGTCTACCACGCACATAATCCCAATAAAACTTGTGTTCAGGCGTTAGCAGTTCAGCAAACGGTGGCAAATCTCGTTCTTCAAATGACACACCACTCAGTGTGTTCCACATTTGTTGTCGATCTTCTAGGATTCCATGAACGCTTCGATGCCGCAGACTTTCAAGATTCAGCATCTCTATTTCTACTTCGGGAACATTCATCCAGCCCAATAACTTTCGAGCTTTGTAACTTACAGTACGACCCAAAATAAAACTGGCAGTGTATGAGCAATTGAAACAGTGATAACTCCACCCCTGATCAGTGGCTTTGAGCCCGCCACGTCCTCGCCGGTCTTGTGTTGATCCATTGTGCTGACAACACACTGCATTGAAACTCAACCAACCACTAGGGGTCTGTTTCTTTTTTGCAGGCAGGTAAGCAAGGATGTCAAGCATCTGTACATTATAACAGAATTTGTGCGTCAGAGCAACATTTAACGATAAAATATGTTGGTTACGTAACCGGTTGTGATCAGCACAGTCACCGCTTGTTCTTCTGTGCCGCCAAAGTTCAAGGGCAGGTAACCTGATCCACCGTTGGTCACATTAATTTGCCCAATACCACTTGGGCCTACAAATGGAGCAGCAATGGCTGTGGCACCAGCACCATTGCCCAAGATTTGAACATATGGTGCTGCCATGTATCCCATGCCTGCATTGTTTACTGCAATACCCGTGACTACACCATCGACTACTGTGGCAGTGGCAGTGGCACCATAGCCTTGGCTGTTGTTGATGGCTAGTCGCAGCAGTGGGTGAAAACCTACCACATTAATGTAAAAGGTTCCAGACTCGTCAAAGTACTCACGGCTTTCTGTGACATCTACCCAGACAGCTTCGTAATCCTGTGCTGCCTGTACTTTGAGGGTTCCGGTGTAATGATCCAGATCATACTTGATTGTGGTCAAGCTGGCACCTGTGGTGTCAATATGGCTTGAGTAGTATTCTGTGAGATAATTGCGTGACAGTGGCTGTGGGTTCAATGCCCAGTCTGGGTAGGAACTTGGCCCGGGTTGTGGCCATGAATTCTTGCCGTTTATTGTGGGTATTGATACTGGTTGACTGGCAATAAACTGCGGTAGCACTGAATCTACAATATCGCAGTCGGCTCTAGCACCAGCATTGTCATCAGTGAATGCAGCCTGTACATAGTTGCCTTGTGTGCGTTCGATGCTGTAACTGCCGGGCTGTGCTAGTATGTTAATGGTGTCCGCTGTGTCCAGCACAACTTTGACCCGTCCCAACGTGGCACTGAGCACAGTCATGTCTTTTTCGATCAGTAATTCATCACCAGACTGATTCAGCAATCTAAAGCGGAATGTGCTGCCTGTGATGTTCACAGGTTTTTGGTCCTGGTTGATAAATTCAAACAACAAAACGTTGTCTACACCTTTGTTGACAGTTAAAGTTTTTGCGTACACTGGGTCGTACCTCGCAGTAAAGTATCCACCACTGGTGTCAATCAAAAGTACCCGAATGATTTGTTGATATAAGTAAGCAGTGGTTGAATACATAGGATCCTCAATACGTATTTATGGGTAATAACATCTTTGAAAAACTGGCGGAAAAATATCCTTTTATAACTCTTTGCGTTTACGCCAGCAACGAGTACATCGGAGTAGTGCAAAACAGAGACGATGCTGTTACAACCATCTACGACTTTGGTGCTGTGCTCTCACAACAAGACAAATTAGAGTTTTTGGAACTGGCCAATACTTGGTGGTGGGAAAGCAATCGTAGCATACCCATCAACATATTCCTGCGTGGAGATTGGGATCAATTCCGTTTTACTCTGCGCACATTCTCCAACAAAGACCTTGAAATCTTGCATGGCCCTGTGTGCAGTTTGATAGACATTGCTCGCAAAAAGAGCAAGCGAAAAAGCATCACTTTGGTGAAAAGAATTGACTGATCAGTTTAAGAGATTCATGTGCAGAGCCACCAAGGCTGCATAGCTCACAGCGTGTGACTTTTTAAATGTATACCCACGCGATTCGTCCCCATCCCAAACACTCGCAAACACTTGATCCCAGGTCCGACGTTGTAAATGTGCTTTGCCCGGTCTAATGATTGAAATAAAAGCAGCCATCCTGGGTATGGAGTCAGGTTGCATAGCAGCCATTAAATCCACGTAGTTGCCCACGTGAACCAACTGACTGGCCCAGGGTTTGTCCGTCCACAGTCGTGACCAAGGAGGTGCGGCTGACAACATGGCGTCATAGTGTGCAGGATCTTGGATCAACTGATACACACTCATGTTCAACAAGTCAATTTTGAAATAACCGCGCTGCTCTGCTGACTCGTAGTCTATGGCTGCACAGCCGTGTTCAGGATCTTCAGGAATATCAGTGACGTAAATACCAGAATTGTGTCGTCGAGGTCGGCCATCCACGACCTGTCTAGCAGGTGTGTGCCGGATCAGTTCTAGTATTCGAGCACGATCCGGAACGTCAATATCGATATCTGCACTCATATTCGACACAATGCCACAACAGTTTTCAATTGCTCTTCAGCTTCACGAACAGCCCCCAGGGCATCTGCCACAGCAGGATACTGTTCAGCCATACGCCGGGCTTCTGCTTCTTCCTGCATTTTTTTATGTGCCCACTCAATAGCGTCAACTGCAAAAGGTGTCAGCGCAATGTTGACTGTGCTGCTGGCGGTCTGCCATGTTGCACCATCATACACTTGCATTTCATTGCCATAATATCGAACTAGACCTGCACTGGGGGTGCTGGGACTGATATAAGGGATTGTAGGAGAACTATTCACGGTTATGTGTGATCCTGTGCTGCTTATACGTGTATTCATGTTACCATCCTGCTTGTTTCAATATTTCTTTTGCGTATTCAGCATCTGCGGCATAGTCTGCGAACTTCTTTTGCCATATGTCTGAGTCTATATAAGGCCATATCATGGCCACTTGGTCTGCTGTGAGTTCACCCAGGAACTTTTGTCCTGACTCACAATTATAAATCACCCAGGGACTGATACGTCCTGTTGTGACAGCATGGCACATGGCATGACTGCTGCCATAACGCAAACAATCATGTGACGGCGCTGAGTGTCGTTCACTCCAGTCTATGCCAAACTCCACTGCTCGTGCAAGTGCGTCGGCCACTGCTTCCACTTTCAAATAATCCAGCAAGTACTCAGTGTAGATTTTATCACTGCCCCAGTTGTCAATCTTTTTGTTGTGCTTCAACAACCACTCTGTAAACTGTCTGGGATTGATTGCCTTCGTGCCCACACAATATCTGCCAAACTTAACAAAGGCTCGGTAGTACGGTGAGTCTGCAAAGTCATCAAATGTTTTGAGCCTAGCACTTCCTTGTGCAATCTCATAGAATCTCAAGTAGGATTGAAAACCCAGTTCAACACCACGCTCACTGCGTTCTGATCTGCGGCGCTTGGGCTCACACAAATGCACCACAAGACTTTCTGCTCGACGAAATATTTTCTTGCAGTAGCCGCAGGTTAGTTCACTTAGTGTCTCGGCCATGGTCTCGGATGTGTTGATCAAGTTCTTTCTTTGTGGTCATTGCGGCTAGCATGGCTATTTCATCTTCTTTGTAGGTGGGAAACAACTCTGCCAGCTGCTTTTTAATAGCACTTGCTCCTGCACCTGTTTCTTTCTTCTTGGGAGAGATCCAGTTGTGTCTGGGTGTGCCCATGTCTGGACTCACTGTTGTGGCACACAACCATTGCAGTTCGGGATGTCGATTAATATTAAAGAAGTGTTTGTTCAGTCTCTCGTTGGTGGAGATCAAATAGAACTCTTGCAAGTCCTGTGAGCCTTCCACACAGCTGGCCCAACGAATCATGAGATAGTTGGAGAACTTTTTGCGTTCCTCTTCTGTGAGTTCGCGATAGAAGTTTCTGTTTTTGCGATCCAATTGTCGCATCTCGTTGGCAATGTTTAGTTTGTCGCTCACTTTTTATCTACCTTGATCAACTTGTATATCATTATAACACGTTCCAAGGAGTCTTGTAAAGCAGGCGTGGTCTTGGCCAGGCGTCGGATTTCGCCCCACATTTTATCTTCCTGCAGTCGATCAAACAAACTGTCTCCGGTTGATGTTTGCTTGGTATAATCAATTTGGTGTCCCGTCACAGGATCGTAACTGTAGCCCATGAGTTGTCGAGTACTGGGATCAGCACCTGCTTCACGGGCATACACTTGATTGTCCACACGCTCGTAGATGTAGGTGGCGCCGGGTTTAAGAGTTCCCATACTTGTAGCCATATTGTGCATGTGCCCAGCGCAGGAATCGTTCTAGTCCTTGCTGATCTTCTGGGTAACTTTCCAGGTAAATCTTCGCCAAGCGATTGATCATTTCAAATATTTGTGGTTCGGTGTAAGCCATGTTACCAAGCCTTGTTGTAGTCTACTATCTCACAGTTGCGACTGATGTCTTTCACAAAGTACACACAGTCTGGATCTGGGTCATCGTTCAATGGCACAGAAAGTAATTGGCCATTCTTTAGTTTGGGTGCATACCAACTCACTTCGTGATACACATCTAGTATTTCAATGTCTGGGAAACTTGGACGGAAACTGGTGAGTGGATTGAACTGAAACACTTTGAATCCGCGATCATTTATGGACGTCAATGGCAACACTTCCAAGTCACCTACATCAGGTTCACCAATGAGGATCTGCCAGTCCATGGGCATCTTTATAGTGTTCTCGCCAATGCGCAATACTAATGCAGGCGCATTGAAACTTTCCAAAAAGATCAAGGGAATAAAATGATAATCTGGCTCTTGTGGGTTTGAGTTGTCTAAGATGGCAAATCGCATGTCATCCACTTCTTCAGGCAAATGATCTAGGTCGTAATGAATATTGTCTAAGGTTAAAATTCGCATGTTGTTATAATATAGGATTGTGTCTCAAAAGTCAACCTAGTTTCATCCAGTCCAACTTCTCTTGTGTGAAAGGATAGTTGGCTTCTTTGTAGAACTGTTTGCGCTTGGTCAAATGACGCTTGGCAAACTTACAGGTTGATGTTATGTCCCAGATTTGCACATGGTCTTTGTCTTCCGCTTTTCTAATACCCCTACCAATGCTCTGGATGACCCTGACAAAGCTCTTGCCAGGTTCAACAAGCACAAGGTTGAATATTCGTGGTATGTTGATACCAACCGCTGCCACACCATATGTGGCCACAATAATTTTATCGGTTGCATCGGCTACTTGATCATATTCTGCTTGCCTGTTTTTTGTTTTGGTTGCACCTGACACAAACACTGCACGATCGCCCAGGCGTTCTACCAGTTGTCTACCACACTCAGTACGGTCCACTAGCACTAGTGTGTTGCCTGTTTCATTTACTTGACGCACAAGATCCGCCATGGTATCCAGTCGCCCAGACTCTTCCAGCAAGTACTTGAGTTCGCTTTGATAGTCTTTGTACTCCACGTGATCAATCAACTGCACAATGTTCACATGACAGTTGGCCAACACACCTTGTTGTTGCAGTTCGCTGGCACTAAGCCGGCCAATCACCGGACCAAGGCTGACCAGCAGTGCTTGGCTTTCGAACTTTTCTTTGGGCACTGTTCCTGTCAATCCCCAGCGAATTGGCACCCTAGCCATCACACCTGTCAACAAGGTTTTGAGTGCATCTGCTTTGGCCATGTGTACTTCATCCACAATAACACACACAACATCTTCAAGAAACTCACCTATGGTACAGTCACCTACCCCTGCTTTGGTGTTCTTCAACAAGTTGTTTAGACTTTGCCATGTGCATATGGTGTGTTGGCGTCCGTATTCTTTTCTGTCGCCAAAATACACGCCAACATCTTGTTGCATGTTGATATAGTCTGCTTCGGTTTGTGTCACAAGGCTCTTGTTGGGTACAATAACGATTGAGCGTCCATAAAGTGCCACAGCATTGCTCAGGGCCGCTGTCATGATTGTTTTGCCTGCACCTGTGGCCACTTCTTGTATGCACTGTGGATTGGCCAGGAAGTTGTTGATGATTTCCACTTGATAGTCACGCAATATGATAGACTCACCTGCGGCTGGATGTGTCCGAGGCCATTTAACATGCTCAAAACTTGTTTCACTCACTTGTTCAAAGTTGAATGTGTTTGAGTAGTCGCGTTGATCATCCAGTTCAATATCATAATCAAACCGCTCCAAGATGGGCATGATCTCTGGTAGCAAGTTCACATAAGTGCTACCGCCCAATTGAAAGTATGCTACCTTGCCATCCCACCGTCCTAAACGCACTGCCGGCAAATAACGTGCGGCAGGGTTTTCATATTTGAATGCTGTGACCAAGGCCTTGCGAGCATCCAAGTCCAAGCCTTCAATCTTGATGTTTACTTCGTCACGTATTTGTATGGTGCATCGTTTCATTGTACTATTACTTCACGCACAAGTTGTCGTGACCTTATTTGAGATATTAATTCTTCCTGTGCGCCGGTGTATTCTAAATCTGCGACAGGAAATCGCAATGGTAGTGCTTGTACATTATACACATTTTCAATACCGCGAGCAAGAAAAAATTCTTGATGTTGTTCAATATACTTTTGCATGCCGTCGAGTTTTTGTCGCAAATCTTGTTCGAAAAACGAAACTACAAAATCAGCACTATAATAACCAAATGGTCGGAACGCATCGTCGCCTATGTATATATCATTGTCACGGGTGAGTTCTTCGATTGTTTTTCCTATCTCACAATAGTTCAGATATACGGTGCCAAAATTTACTTTGAGGTCACTGTATTTTTTTATAGTGTCAACGTCCAATTGTTTGGTCTTGGGCATGCCAAACCAAGTACACACAAATCTTGGACAAGGTGCCTCCATTGCAGTTTCACATCTGTGTACCGCTAAATTCAAATTTGCCAAGGCCTGCCGAACAGTATCGGGTGCTGAATGCCAGTATTCGGATGTTTGTTGATCCAACAGTCCGTGATAGCGTTCGAATATATTATGCAAATAGTTTAAACAATCCTGAGTGTATTCAAACTCACGATCAATGATCGGATCATGTGCGTTGATAGTAGCGATGCATTGTTGAATCATACTCACCGCACGATCTTGCTCTTGTTGTGCAGAGCCGAATCCATAAAATCTATCAGGATTGTCCATGGGCCAAGCATGTCGTTGGCCCATGCGTTCAAGCCATAACTCAGCCAAGGGTGTGCTTCTTATGTTAAAACACAATTCAAAATTGTCGGCTAGTGTAATTACAAGACGCTGAGGCATAACACAGTATATACTCTTGCAAAACAAAAGTCAAAAAAACAGGGACCGAAGTCCCTGTTGTAAAAGCCCGGGGCGGAGCCAACCAATCCCCGGGGTAAAACTCTTATTCAAGTATCAAAATAAGACATGCCAACAAGAATGCAAAGCCAATGTGCCCTAAAAATATTAACAGTAGCACAAGAAGCCAGGCCATATCAGGCACTCTTCATGCAAGTTGTCTCTGCAAGACGCTTCCAGTTGCCTGAAAAACTCTTACGCAAGTCTGCAATCTTCAATGCCATACGCAGGCTCATCTCACGCAAACGATTTTGGTTTGCTTCCATGAACTCAATGATCTCGTCCTGCACACAGGGTTCGAAATCATAATCTGCAAACAACACGCCGTCTTTGGCAATTTGTTTGATACGCAACACTTTGTCACGCATGGTATCAAGAGTCAAGTCAAGATAGTGACAGCGTGATTGCAGTGCATCCAAGTGATCACGCAATTTTTGCGACTTCATCTGATCAAACTTCAAGTTGGTGATAAAGATCACACTGCCCTTGAACTCGAAACGATCTGGGATGCCTTCACGACGCAGGGTGCTGGACTCTGACAACCATGAAATGGTACGCTTCTTGCCGGAGTCTAATGCACCCTTCAACAAGTTCAGGGCCACGTCATCAAGCAAAATGCTGTCACAGTCATCAAACACCAACACACAGTTGTCGTCTGAATATTTGTACAAGGCTTGATACAAGCCAATAGGTGTTGCACTACCTTTCACAACTTCGGCACGGAGACGCTTGCCTGCTAACTTGTCAAACAAAGTAGCCTTTTCAATCTCTTGCTCAACGCCAAAGCTCTTGCCAACTCCAGGGGGACCTGACACAATCATGGCACGGATGTCACCGTTGACACAGGCTTTTGTCATCTCATGCAGGATGTCAAAACGCTCACGAATACGTGTCATGATTTGTTCTTCTGTCTCTGCTTCTGCTTGGGGGGCAACGAATGCCACTGTATTTTCTTTGCTCACTGCATCTCCATTGACATACTCGATGTCGCTAATGTTGTTGACTTTGATACGGATGGTGTCGGGGCAATTGGGAAATGCACCGTTGTTTTCTACTGTCACGAAGTTACCTTTAGCACCAGACTGAAAGCCTGACACAAGATTGAAAGCGATGTTGCGCACGGGTTTGTTGCGATACACACCTTTAATAACACGAATTGCACTCATTGTTGGCTCCTTTGAAATGCGGTTGTTTACTGTTTATGTTTCTATTATAGCAAAAGATGGATTATTGGTCAACCGGGGCAAACAGTTCTTGCCCTTGTTGCACAAAAACAACAAACGCTTCCATTGTGCGTTCACTGTACATCATGCGACCATGCTGTTTGATGTCTTGTAAAACTTCCAGCAGGCCCATGCCTTGAAAGTCTGCTTCTTTTTGTATTTGTTTGATTGCTGTGGTGATCTGCATAGTGGCTCCTTTTTGCTTTGTATGTGATTATTATAGCATTTTGGGGATTATTGGTCAAGTACTACCAAAGTATTACTTTTTGAACTGCTCAAAGAAACGGGTATTTATTTCGTCCATTTCTTCTTGCTCCACGTAGAAGTCCGTAGTAGGATCGTAGTACTGGCCCGCCTTGTTGTCATAATACAACACACGACCAGAAAAGTTGAATGGACCTTCCAGTCCCTTGCGGGCTCCGTATTTGTCACGCATCACGTCCAGGGTGTCAACTACACGATATCCCATTGCTGGCTCCTTTTTGCTTTGTATGCCACTAGTATAACAGAATGGGAATATTCGGTCAAGTACTACCTAAGTATTACCTAACACCAGTTGTTTGCAATAACAGGGTCATTGGTACATTCATGCGGCTTGGGACGGCCGTGGAATACCAATATACTGGTGTCGCCGCCAATGTAAGCATTAGACCCCGAGCCGGGTGCATGAGGTTTTCTTGTGGCAAAATTATATCCGCCATCACTCACTTGCCAACGCCAACTTTGTAGATGGTGTTGATCAAAGTGTCTGCGTTGATTGGGGTCAATAGCCACTCCCAAGTAATCTTGATCGCCGGGGTATTTTATAACTGTTCGGTTGATATCTAATTGATCAAAATCGTGCCACACATGTGCATACCGGGCAACATTCCACCACATCACACTTGAATTCATTCCTGAATATGTTTTGCGTTGAAGATATCTGAAGTCTCTAATGGTCCAAAAACATTCTGTACTCAACGCTGGAATCCAACTCAAATCATTTATGATCACACAGTCAAGGTCAAAGTACAACAAATTGCCCGAATAATGTTCAGGATTGAACAACTGCATTTTGTACCACCATTCGCGTTTGGGTCCCGAAATGCCTGGCCATTCTTTTACAGCGTGTTTGATCATGTGTGATGGCACTGATCTATCCTGCTCAGTGTACACATGAAAACGTATACCACCAGGCAAGTGTCGCGATAACATGTTGTATAGTTTTTCCACATACACCCAGTCATACCCAGTGCCATGAATCACACATGCACAATCAGTTATGTTGTCAAGGCGGGCTCGATTCTTTTTAGCCATAGTCCTTCTCTTAGTTCTTCAACAGTGTATTCAGTGTGACATATCTTTGTTAACCACAGTTCTCTGTCAATGGTATAAGGTTGTTCAATGTCAGGCATACCCACTGCCACAGGATATGCCAGACTGCTGTGTGCCACAATGGGTCTGCAACCTGCAATACCTGCTTGTATGCCCGGTCCCGAATTGTGATTCACCACAGCATGACAGTTAAAATGCATGTCAAAACTGTCGTAGGTGTTGCTCACAGGTCTAGCAACTTCCATTGTGGTATTTTCTGGCATGTATGGCATACGCAAGGGCGAGCGCGGATGTGCTCGTATGCGTATGGGACGATCTGTAGAGTTGCGAAGAAGTTGTATTTGCTCCATAACCCATTCTTCCATGCTGCCTATGCCAGCAACTTGCAGGCTGTTCCGGTGCTGTGCGGCAATGATGATTTCGGGTCCAGGATTGACTTGAGTGGCCAGGCTTATTTGCAACTTTCTAGGACGATCCAGATCCAGAGTTGACTCATGTCCGTAATAGCCCTCCCGAGTGATGTGGTTCACTGCCAGTTTCCATGTTGTGCCACGATACAACGCACCAATATCTATCACAATCACTGGCCGATTTTGGCTGCGATAATGCTCGTGTACCCCTTGATTAAGCCGCATTCTACCATGCCACAGCACTGACCAAATCACTGCGGCATCTGCAGTCATTGAGTTCTCTTGTGTTTGTATGCCCGCGGCTTGGCAACAGTCCAAGAACGCCGACATTACAGGCTTGGAATTTAATGCACATTGGGCAGGAAAATAGGCTATGCTTTTGATCACTGTAAATACGCTTATGAAATACACTGTAGTTACCACTTTTAACGCCGAAGGTTACAAGACTTATGGTCGGCGAATGATTCAAACTTTTTTGCAAACATGGCCCAAAGACATCCTGCTCAAAGTGTACGCCGAAGGCTGTCAAGTGTCCGAAACTGCACCTAACTTGCAAGTGCTAGACTTGGAGGGCGCGAGTGCAGACTTGGTCGCATTCAAAAACAAATGGCGCAATGTGCCCAAGGCCAATGGTGACATTGGTCCAGGCAGTGAACGCAAGGCATTCAAATGGCAAGCCGTGCGTTTTGCTCACAAGGTTTATGCCATATTCCATGCTGCCAAACACTGTACTACAGATTGGTTGATTTGGATGGACGCAGACATGGTGTGTCATAGTCCAATTACTGTGCAAAAGATTTCCTCATTCTTTCCAGATGATAGAGAACTATGTTATGCAGGCCGTAGCAACAAGTTCTCTGAATGTGGACTGTACGGCATGAATTTGAAACGTGATCCTGTACAAAAATTCTTGGCAGAGTTCCAACGCATGTATGATGATGCTGAACGTGGTATCTTTACACTGAGCGAGTGGCATGACAGTTATGTGTTTGATAACGTTAAAAATCGCAGTGGACTAGCAGAACTTAACTGGTCAGCAGGACTAATCAATGGCGAAGGTCATCCCTTGATCAACTGTGAATGGGGTGCGTACATTGACCATCTCAAAGGCAAACGCAAAGGCGATGGTCGTAGTAAACTCAAGGACCTTGTGGTTCAACGAACTGAACGATACTGGCAATGATATTTTTAAGCAAGAATGGCGATGACGAATACATTGACATGTATGCACATGGGCTTGGACTTGAGAGTACACCCTTAGAAACTTGGCGTTACGAAGACAGTGACGAGCCACTCATGCTACGTGGCATTATGAAGCACAAGATTATTAAACAATGCTGGGCAGATGGTAGACCATTTAGATACATGGACTCGGGCTATTTGGGCAATCGTCCCGGTCATAAAAATCCGCACGGCTGGAAGGTGTGGCATAGAATTGTGCCCAACAATTTACAACATGATCAGGTCATCTCACGTCCCAGTGATCGTTGGAATCAACTGGGACTAGAAGTTGCCAATCGCCGTGGTGGCAGTCAGATCTTGATTGTAGCGCCCGATGAAAAGCCCTGCAAGTTTTATGACATAGGACTAGATGCTTGGTTGGCAGAAACTACAGCCACTATTAAGCAACACACAGACAGGCCCGTTGTTGTACGTGAACGAAACCGAAGTCGCATGGATAGAAAAACCAATCGCGTGGAACGAGCCTTGGATGATGTTCATGCTGTGGTTACATTCAACAGCATAGCTGCCACAGAAGCCATCCTGGCAGGTGTACCTGTGTTTGCCATGGCACCATCAAACGCTGCTCGTCCAGTGAGCAACACAGACTTGACCAAAATAGACAATCCCTGGTGGCCAGATCGTGATCAAATCTTGGCTTGGGCATATCATTTGGCCTATGCTCAGTTTCACATAGACGAATTCAAGAACGGACGAGCAGAACGCATACTTAAACAAACAGAGGAGATACTAAGTGCATGAATACCAAGGGTGGTGGTTCCCAGACGCTGAATCACACTTTCCAAAGATGCTGAAGAAAAGCATAGACAAAGGCGGACCTGCTGAGTACCAATATCAAGTTCGAGACCGTAGTATGACCTATGTTAAAAAACGTGGCATAGCCTTGGACATCGGCGCCAATGTGGGATTGTGGAGTCGCAGTCTTTGCAAGAATTTCCGTACTGTAGTAGCGTTCGAACCAGTGGCTATGTTTAGAGAATGTTTGATTAGAAACGTTGTTGCTGATAACCTACAGGTCAAAGACTTTGCGCTGGGCGACAAACAGACTCGAGCCACAATGATCATCACAGAAGGCAACACAGGACACACGCACATTGACCCTGCTACTTTGGGCACAGGCGAAACTGAGGTATACAGACTGGATGATCTGGACCTGGACACAGTAGACTATATCAAAATGGACTGCGAAGGCTACGAGTATCGTATCTTGCAAGGTGCGGAGGCAACTATCAAAAGATGTAGACCTGTTGTTGTGGTAGAACAAAAGCCTCACGATGCTTATAGTAGTCAATACGGGCAACATGCTGCTATTGAACTCATGCAGAGCTGGGGCATGGTGCGCTTGGATCAAGTCAAAGACGATTGGATCATGGGTTGGAAGTAAAGTATGCATGGTCACCAGCAGTCAAAGGTGACTATGAAAAATGGACTTTGGAGCCCTGGCGCCTTAAAGGATTAAAAATCTTTGATCTAATTGAAGATATACCCGAAGATCATGTGTTGGTTGTGAGTCATTTTGCGCCATGGTGGAGTCCACTCAAAGAGTGGATTGCTGCCGGACGACCCTGGATTGAAATAGAGTTTGGGTATTGGGGAGACAATGAGCCCAGGCGCAATACTCGTCGGGTCACTTACTGCGGACATCACAATCTCAATGTACAGACTCGTCCTTGGCCACGATCACAGTTGTTCAACGAACCACGTGCCATGCACAATTGGCGCACTACACCTGGAGAGTATGTGGTCATTCCCAAGCCCATAAAAGAAATACTGCAACAACGCACAGGAGAAAACACTGTGGACTGGTGTGAAAAAATGGAAAGCATTGTTAGGCAGCATTGGGATGGAGAGATTGTGTGGCGGAAAAAAGGCGGCAGCAGTGCAGGGCGGTGGAACAGTTTTGTACGACTGTTGGATGACGCCCATGCTGTGGTAGGAGATCGCACTATGGCCTGCGTAGAAGCCTGCTTGTTAGGAGTTCCTGCTTATACTATAGATCATAGTATGACCACACTACTCATGGGCGGGGTAGAGAACTTGGGTAACATACAACATCCAGATAGATCAGACTGGTGGGATCATATTTGTTGGAGTCAATTTCATATTTGGGAGTTTACTGACTGTGCTGAGTCTGTAGCCGACCTAGTCGAATCGTATCAGATTCACAGGTAAGGCAAAAACTTTTGATAGATGCGACCTGCACGAGCATCATCATCGCTCCAGTGTGCGGCTGCTAGATCATAAATCCATTGCTCTCTAGAGAATACATCTGGTGATTCAATCTTACCGACATCTTTGTTGGCCACTGACCAGGCCACACAACTAGCATCATCTGCAAATACAGGTATGCCTTCGCAGGCCGCTGCTACGCTGGCACTACTGTTGAAGAACACTGCACTATGTGCGCCCTGCAAGTTGTCAATCAACTTACTGTGTGTGGGTTCTAGTATGACCACATTTTGTCTTTTGCCTTGCTTTGAGTTATACATTGCAAAGTCTGTCATGTTGTATTGCCCTGGATGTGGACGCACATAAATCTGTCTACTGCTTACTGCTCTAATCTGATGTATTTTGTCGTGCAACCATGTGATTGGATCTAGCGTTTTCATTGCAAAGCCTCCATCACGTTGCATGCAGATTAGGATATGTCCCTGTGGGTTGGCACGAACTGGTTTTAACTGTACTCCCAGAGTGCGACTTATCTCTAACCATTTGGTAGCATCACTGTTACGATTGGCATATTCAGCACGGTCATAAAACGGTCCATTAAGGCTGTATCGCAGGTAGTTGCCGTGATCATCAAGGTACTTCCAACAACTGGCATCTATGCACATGGTTTGAAAACCCAGCCTGCGTTGTTCAGGAATGATTTGTTTGCGCAATGTGATGTTACGCCCACCAGTGTTGGTTGTTGCCCAACCCAACATCACAGCCAACCGGCTGGGAGTATATTTGTGTTCCCATTCTACTCGGACTGTGTGTCCAGTGGCTCTTACTCCATCGGCAAAACTTTCCAGGCATTGTATTTTCCTAGAATGTTTCTGCGGATTAGCAACACTGCTAATGTAGACTACTACATCAACCACCCTGCAGGATTCTCCATGCTGTGCCGTCACGCATTTCTGGTTCAGTAAATTGACAATAAGAAATATGTGCAGCCCAACGTTCTACTTCGTCTAGTGTGGGCACATAAGGTTCATTGATAGCATCCAAGGTCTGACTACACAAAGCAGAGGCCGCATTGGGTCCTAATGTAATAGCAGGTTTGCCATTGAGCAAGGCTTCGCCAGCAGCAATACTTGAGAATGTGACCAAACAATGTATATCTTGCTCCAGGGCATGTGCCATTGAATCATCACTGGTTCTGGCTGTACGACCAGGCTTGCGGCGCACAACAACTTCTCGATCTGTTTTACCAGCAAGTTCTTTTAATACGTTGTCTAACCATTGTTCTAGATCAATGTCGTAGAGATTCAACAACTTTTGACTGGGCGGTGCCAATAATATTTTGCTGCCACGATAAAACTTGCGTGGTTGAAATCCTGTTGCACCCAGTCTGTCCCTGGGACGATCTATAATAGGACCAAAGTTTTGTACATCGTTACGGGTCACACGATGAAATGTTTTCTTTTTAGCGTTTCCAAAGTATCCAGTATCTATGTAATAAAAGTCTCTACCGGCAGCACGACAAGCATCCATTTGTTTGCGTTTGGTAATACCACGCAACACCACTGGCACCATGCTCTGCTCGCTTTTGCTCCAACTGGTTATTTGGCCACCACATCCCATGGTAAAACTTTGTAATATAGGATCAAACATTTTTCCCTTTTCTGCATATCTAAATTCACTATCAATGGCATGTATGGTCTGATTGTCTAAAGTTTGAATTTTTTTAGTCAATGTTTCCAAGTCCAGGCCATAGTAGTCTCCTGCTGGGTCCACGCGGTATTTTAATAAGTCATAGAATAATTCTTTAACTTCTGGTGGTGCCAGGTCAAGTTCGTGTTGCAACAACGGTGCTAGTTCTTGTTCATCCATGTTGTGTTCTCTGTTGACAGTAGTCAGCTAATAGTCTTTCTCGATGCCATTCTTCTGCAAAATCTCCAACATTAGCAAACTCATGAAAGCAAGGTGTACCCAAGGTGTAGTGTACCAGTTTGGCATTGGGGTTGTGGTTGTATTCGACATCCAACCAGTTCCACTCCGGGGGTAATTCACCAATACGCTCATCGTCCAACCAGGTGAATCTATGCAGTTCTGCACCTGTTGACCGTTGCACAAACTCAGGTGTTAGTTTGCGATTGGGAAAACTATTGCAGTTCCACAAGATCACACTTGACCAATTTTTGCGTGGATAGTCTTCGTTCTTGCTGCCAAGATATTTTTCAGCCATGCGTGTTTTGTAGTCGTGTTTGACTACCATGACATCCTTGACAACGTTTTGCAAATTCCATAGTTTTACAATGTCATCACGCAGGATCATGTCACCGTCAATGAAGATGGCCCACCCTCGATAGTCCATCAAGTGTGGCACAAGGAAGCGGCTGTAGATAAATTGATTACTGCCGTCAGTGTGTGTTTCATCGTAGTCTCGAAACAAGTTCAGGGCCACAGGAACAATTGCCACTGGTTGACTAGCATGTCTGATGATTGAGTTCACACACACATGATATGCCACCGCTTCTCTAGGATCGTATCCCACAAACACAGGAATGGGTTTCATCGACGTTCAATATCTTCCTCAACACAGCGATCGCCGTATTGTATTTCGATCAACTTGAGTGGTTTGTCAGTTTCATTACACAACTGATGCCATTCGTTAGTCTTGATAAATGTATGTTCATGCATGGTTAATTGGCATTTAACTTCTTGATCAGTGCTGGCCTCATCCAAGGTATACACTGTGGCCGCACCTTCGGCCACAAACCAAAACTCTGCACGACTGTCGTGTCGTTGCATACTCAAGCATGTCTTGGGCATCACTGTAAGTTCTTTGAGTTTGGTGTTGGCACCTACCTCGTGCAACACACGATAGTATCCCCAGGCACGATCAGTTCGAGGCGTTTTCCATTCAGTAAGTATCCATGAACTAGAATTCATTTTGTTCTCGCCGCCTACACCAAATTCAAACCGCACATCATCAAACACCATTTCAGGAATGTTGTTGGCTGTGCGATCTCCACCATTGGCAAATATGAACTGGGTTCTAGGCACAGTGTAATGCGCTCGAGCCACACGTATGGCATCTATAGCAGTGTTATCAGCATCGTCAAACTCTATTACTTTGTCTACCATGCGTAGATTTTCAATAATGGCTCTGCGTTCAGCAGCAGGCATGAATGGCCGCCCTTTTTTACGAGTGAGCCATTCATCACTATTGATACCAACCACAAGTCTGTCTCCCAAGGCTCGGGCTGCTTCAAAGTAGGCAATGTGCCCAGAATGTAGCGGGTCGAACCCGCCTGTGACTATTACTATTTTCATGTGAATATTTATAGGCTAGTATTTTCACAATCACTTATTTTTGGCATCCAAGGTTTATTGTCTAAATCAAGCAGCTTGCGTTTGTTGGTGCTTTTCCATTGTCTTACATAAGTGCTTTTTGCACTGCTGTAGTTGTTGTAATGTCGTAGTTCTATTTTCATATTGTTATAATCAACATAACTGTGCTCATTGCCAATGTCTGGCCGTCCCATGAGTTCCCACATTTTAACATAAGCCCAGGAATCACCGTGCCAGGTCAGTTTATCCTGATCAAAATATTGTAATGCCTGTTCAAAAAATGGTACACTACTGCGGCGGGCCAGTCGCCACCAAGGACTGATTGCAATAACATCTCGTCTACGCAACAGTGCGAGATCACAATCTTCAGGCAGTTCAGGAAAATCACGCATGAGTCTTGCGTCTGGTTCTGTCAACCAAAACACTTGATCATCTGCTTGTGTTTTTAAATATTCAGCAAAGAACAGTTCTCTATTGTACACAACATTTTGCGGATCACCATCAAAATAAACATTTTCGTCTCCCCATCCCGGATGACCGTTTACTGTTAAATGCACTAGAGGGATGTCAAAATATGCTAGATTTTTTCTTGCTCCAGCAAACAGTTGTTCGTAGATGTCATCTGGAAAATCTTCGCTGCCAGGTTGAAATTCTCTAAAGTTAACTGTGGCGTGATATATTACTGCTTTCATGGCGGTCCTTGATTATTTTTATTCACACACTGCGGCTATGGATTGATTCATGAGCCAATGCAAAGATTTCACTCGTCGACGACTGTATTTGTTTATAGTGTTTGACAGTGTAAAAGGTGAATACCAACAGTTGTGATCAGCATGCACTAGTTCGTAAAATTTTCCATCGTCTAGTTCTTTAAAATTAGTTTGGTGCAACAAGTAAGCATCCGGTGCTGTGATGATTACCACGCCCTGAAATTGATCAACTTGCTGTAAAAAACTTTGCACATTGTCCACATGCTCGATCACTTCTGGTATCAAGATAGTATCATACACATCAGATATCTGATCCCAACTACTGTAGAGTTCGCCATTGGGCACACGTAGAACTTCTGCCGCATGATAATCTAATCCATCTAGTCTTGCACACAAAGGTGCAATCTGTAGATGTAGACTTTTATGAACTTTGATCTTTGGCCAATCAGAGTAGCCCACATGCAAGACTTTTTTATTTTCAATAAAGGGCCTAAAAAAATCTATTCTGTTGCCATTTTTAAATGTTTTGTCTACATCAAGGTAGTGTCTATGAGATCCCATGCAGATATTTATCTGCG